ACACAATCTAATTTCCAATCACCAATGGCTCTATCCGCCACATTGGGAATCAACAATGATCCAGTTTGACTGTTCTGTTGGAGTAATTGGATACATTTACGCAAATCTGGATAGGTGGCTTTGACATAACTATCTAACGTATCGATGTCGAATTCAATTCCTTCAGTTACTAATATTGTGGCCACACGAGCAGTGAACTCTGTATGATCGGTTTTTGTAATATGAAATCCTTGAACTCGAGAATGCAACGCTGGGATAATCTTATGAGGATGATTACAGGTTAAAATAAAACGAACATTACCACTGTATTCTTCCATAAGGTTACGCAATGCTGGCTGCACACTATCCTTATTCATATAATCAGCTTCGTCGATCATTACTATCTTAATGCGACCAAATGGCATAGTTTGACAGAAACTGATTAGTTTATCCACCCATTCGATTTTCCTAGCTTCTTTACTACCATTAGCATACATGACATCATAATCATCAACATCCAATGCTGCGATCAATATCTTGGCCAATGTTGTTTTGCCTGTACCCGGACCACCACTGAACAATAGATGTGGAATGGTTTTGTTTTTAATCCATGAATAAATTTGATCACGTTGATTATCATCTGTGAATACATATCCATCCACAGTTTTTGGCCTATATTTTTCTACCCATAACTCTTGCATCTAAATCTTCCTTGTATAATTATCTGTTTGATTATTCTCAGAGTCAAACACACGTTTGCGCAGACTGCTGCTACTAAACGAATGATCTCGATGATTGAACACTAATTCAATTCCACGTTTGATACATTCTCCATGCCCGGTAAATGATTTGTTTTGATATTCAACCCCAAGAATACGAACGTCAATCGGCAGTATAAGCAATAGATCAACTAGATCTTGTTCGGTATTATACACAACGATTTCATCCACATAGCGTGTGGCTGCCAACTGTATTTGTCGTTCCACAATAGTTTGTATTGGTGGATTCTTTGTATCTGGTCGATCCCAACTGGCATCGTTTTGTAATGCTGCAATAAGATAATCACAATGATTTTTAGCTTCTGATAGCATGGCTATATGCCCTGCATGAAGTAAATCAAATTGGCTGGCTGTGAATCCTATCTTAAAGCCTTGTTTCTTTAGTTCTTGGATTTTATTGAATATCATGTGTGCCCTTGTAATTGCTTGTGTTGTTATTATACATGGTATCGACAACACAAGCAACCACAATGGCAAGATACTTATTAAACGTTGTCACCCATGGTATCATCATTAGGCTGGCTATCGGATACAAGTAAGATATCTTTAGGATCAATCTTACGTATAGTATTTTTTCCATTTTCATCTTCGATCTCAACGCCACGGGTCCATCTACCATGTGCTACACAAACCCATTGTCCAGTACTAACATCCTGTTGTTCCGGGCCAGTTGAATATACCTTACCCCATCGTGGCCTAATGCCAGAACTTTTTCCATTATCACCAGGCAATACAATACCTCCGGTAGTAAAGCGTTCGGTAAACACCATATCGGCTACTAGCACTGTATCTTTAAGAGCCCGCAGTTGAGATTGAGAAATACGATGTGGAGCATAGGCAAATTTATTCATGAAGTTCCTTTTAGGTTTGTTGGAGTAACTGCATCAACTATATCATCAACCGGCATATCATTGAATGAATCGGCAGGTACCGGTGCAGGTTTTGTAGGTTGTGGTGTTGCAACAGCTTGTCGTTTATATTGGCGTTGCGTTTGTTGTGTCTTTTTATCGATAATTCTATTTGTTCCATCTAACACATCACCACGTGCATTTACTTTTTGATTACCCACAGCTCGTGTATGTTCATTGCGCAGTACCAATGCACCCATGTCAACGGTTTTACCCATTGCTGATCTATATACTTTGTTTGTCATCATCATCTCCTTGCGACATGTGTATTTAACGTAGAAATTCAGCTATGTCTAAATTATAATGTAAAGCGTCGATTTTATGTATGCCTAATTTATACAGCACAAATGATGCTGTTGAACTGCCACGACCCACACCCCAAATAAGTCTATGCTCACGCATGAGATCCACTAGATAGCGGAGGAATTTTAATAGTTCAAATAAATCCCGTTCTTGATACAACAAGAGTTCTTGACCACATCGTTGTAATTCGGCTTCGGATTTACATAATGAAAGGATATGTGCAGCAATGTCCATTGTCTTGTATTCGTCGGGCATGTGCCAATTATCTTGTTGAGCTTGATCAAACTTTGGTATAGAACAGTCTTGATCTTCAGGAAAAGTCCAAGTAAGAAACGCTGGAAATGATGACAGATATTGTGCTGCTCGCTCTAATATGCCTGGGGTATCCACAACAACTCCAATAAGTTTAGTGGCGGGATCCTGCATCAGCTGGTCACATAAATCAGCTTCTGAGAATATCATTTGTCCGAATTTATCTTGTTGCATTAGCTGATATTGATCTTATCATCAAAGTTTTTATCTGAATCGTTTGACTTGTATGATTCTTGCAAGCGTTGTTGATATTTGCTTTGATAACTTTCCAATGCCATACGAATTTGATCGCATAGATATCCATTACCCATACGCATGGCAATACCAAGTTTCTTGTGTAACTCACTTATTTTGGTGCCAAGCTCGTCTATTGTTAGCGCATCAAGACTGGCAATTAATGGATGTTCCATAAACTCCTCTATGCTGTATTATAACATAGAGGAGTTACAATGTCAATACAAATTAGGCAAATGCCGCGCCATTATTGCCAATACAGAACCATTTAGAATTTACATATTGTAACGTGCATCCACTTCCAAGAACACTGAATGTTATAGTCCCAGTACCTGATGCTTTCCAACCGGCATTGGTAACAGTGATAACCATATTACCTGATGTTATAGCCACTGCAGAAAATGCCTTGATTTGTCCATTTGTGCCTGCTGCCAGTGTGGCAGTTTCTGCTGCGGCAGTAGTGAAAAAACTATTAGTGACTGCCAAACTCGCTGCCGCAGCATTTGCAAGATCTTCACTGGAGGCAAGGAATATGGGATTTACAAAGGTAGCAAGTGGCCTATTCAAATCAAATATAGTTACTGTGGCGCCTCCATCATTTGTTACAAACTCAAATTCAAATGTGCCGGTGCTGGCAAATGTTATAACCTGTCCGGAGATTCCTTCGATACCCACGGTGCCAACTGTGACAGCAGCCGGCAGAGTCATGGTATGTGCTGTGCTAGATACTGTCACTTGCACACGTACTAATCCGGCATAACCCGCAGCCGGGAAATTGGTAAATGCCAATGTGATGCTGCCACTTGTAGTAACCGTTTGATAGTGTCCGGCTGCATAATTAATACCAACAGAACCGGATACTGTGCCAAGTGCTACTCGTGTGGCAGAAAAATCCTGTATCTGTGCATTGAGCAATGGAGAGCCAAGCATGTCGTTGTTTAACGTGGTGCCTGTTAGTGCTGCCTTTAATACCGCTTTATTTTGTAGATCATTTATTTCGGTTTCAGCATAACCAAAGTTAGTTTTGGTGTTGGTGAAATTATCACGAAATCCTTGGCTGTTGTTGTCTTGACCAGCAATAGGATATGTACCGTCGATATTGTTGGGATTTATGGAACTTGTCATTTGTGGATCCTTAAATTATCAGTTATTTAGCATGATATCAATCACTACGCAAGTATTGTGCGTTTAGGGAATACTAAGAATCTATCAAAATCTGTAGTATCTGTGTACATATCAACAGGTGCTATAAACTTCAGACTATTACCATCAAATACTGTGGCGGTGCCACCAACAACTTCAAGGTCAAATTCAGCACCGACTCCGGCGCCTGTTATGTTAGTGCCAGATATTCCTGTGTAAGTATCTCCCAACGAGAACAAAGGAGCAAAGCCAACTGCTTCGGCCGATTCAACAGTGCCCAATACGGTTACTGTGCCCACAGTTATAACAACATTATTAGCACCATCAACACCACCTAACTGAGATCCTAATATACGTATTTTATCGCCTGTTTCATATCCCAGGCCTCCTATCAATACAACACTACTGCCGTCATCGCCGGGCATTTGATAGTGCAATTCTAAGTCAAAGGTAGTTGCAGCAGCAGGTGGTTCCCACGCGCCATGTGTGCTATCAGCAATAGGATCCCAATGTATACTCAATAGATGATCCAATTCATATCTATCTATTTCAAAATCTATTAGATTAAGTTTGCTGGCAAATTCTGTACGTATATTGTAAGCTAACTGTCCACTCTTGCCCGGCTTGGTATACGCAATTACCCACGCCGGAGTAAATCCTAACACACGACCGTCGCTCTGTTTGCTGATCATCCATAGTGGCAGGATATCACTTATTTTCCCCACAACGTCTATGACTTGATCGCGCATGTTCACAAGACTGTTGGGATATACCACATCAATTTCTGTTGAATCTCCGGCATTGATCGGATATGGCAAGGTCACTTGTTTGGATACACTGGTACCAGCATCATTGACAAGATTATCTATTACACGGCTATACACCACTTCGTATACAACAGCACCGGTTGAATCTAATGCTTGAGCAGTTTCTATACTGCCGAGAGTGAGATTACGCCAATAATGATTTAGATTTAAGCTAGAAACATATTCAGCAAAGGTAGCACTGGTTAAGCCAAATGCATGATCGTATACCACATTCAACGCACGACCGAAATTTGGATCATCGGCTCTAAATAATAAATCCGGGACCATGATGTCTTGATTTTGTAATAATGAGCTTATCAACGCACGATCATCTTCCGGAGGCATGGCCTGTATATAAAGATTTTCGTATGGTTCGTTGTAAGCTCTAACAACGGTAATGAAGAATGTTTTATATACACTAACATATAAATTCTGGCTATATGCATTTACAGTAAATGTATATCGAAGATCAAATGTTGTTTCAGTATTTTTACCTGCTATTGCTAATCCATTGTTAGTGACATCAAATGTGGTGGTTCCGAGATCCAACGCAAATGTATTAAAGCTAACATGTCCAGCAATATCACCGGACGGTAATAAGGTCAATCCTTGCGGTAGAGAACTCGCACTGCCCGACTGTAATTGATAGTTCAATGGCAATCCGTATGTGTTTGTGGCTGCGACATACAGCAAGCTAACTGCACCATTATTAATAGTACCAAGATCGGCAGGCACCAGCCAGGTAACTTGTGTATCAATGTTGCCAGTTACCTCCAGGGAATAAGCATATAAGGCACTGACAACGTCCGGACTACCAATTTTGCGTACTCGTATTGAAAAATTATAAATTATATCTGTCAAGCCAAGGTCTGGAATATATCCGTATAACCAACCGGTTATTGGATCTAATTGCAGCCCGGGTAATCCAATTGACGAATCGCCAGGATCAAAATAAAGTTCAAATTCAAATGGATCGCCATCTAAATCCAGACCAATGAAACGGAATGCAAAGAAATTATCACTGAATACAGTACCTATACTTCCGGTTGGAGTTGTGATAACTGGTGTACGTGTTGGTGTAACATCTGCGGTAAGGAATGTATTGTCAGCAGTAAAATCTGTGGTATCTGCAACCATGTCACTACGGCTATACACATATATATAAAAACTTCGAATATCAGACCCTTTGCCATCGGTTACTTCAAGTGTAAATTGATAATTGGTACTGGCACTCCTGGTGGAGAAATCAAATGGATATTGGTCGTATGTGCTACCGACATGGTCAAATCCTGCAGTTGCACTTGGGGATGCCAGCGGCTGGATAAATCCAGATATTTTACCCTTATCTGAAATAGTTAAACCAATTGGCAATTGTCCGGCAACCAAGCGAACTATTACAATATCACCTGGATCAGTATCTGTGTATTGAATTTGTAAATTTGCAACCGCCACTCCATCATAATATGTTGCTACTAATCCAGCAGGTGTAACAAATACTGGAGAATCTTGACCGGTCACAGTGATGGTATATGTTCGATCAGCAATGCGATCAACTACCGTACGTCCATCTACTATCTTTTCTGTGTAAGCACGAACAGCAAATTTACTCACAACATCACGTGCAACTTCTGATGGAACACCTTGTAAACTTACAATAGCAAATGGCACGCCCACTATTAACCCTGTTTTCGAACATTGCATACCTGAAGGGAGACTCCCTGCTATAACTTCATAATATACATCATTGGCAGTGGGATCAGCAGGATTATATGCTAATAATGGAACTTGGAAAAATACCCCTTCCGGTATGGTTCCTAAACTACCAGCAGGTGTGATCCAAACAGGTTGCGCCATGTTAATTACCAGGGTGTAACACTGAATAATACACGTTTCCAGATTTCGGTAGATGCATCAAAATTCGCCACGCACACATAAAAATAAGTAGTATCGTATGCAATCATTCCGGCTTTGTCACCAATTTTTCCAGAAGAGGAGGTTGGCGGCGTTGCTTGCACTCTACTATACAGCTCATCAAAATTGTCATTACATTTGATGTAAGCTGTGCGTATTGGATCGCCTAAGCCATCATTGGGCGTTGTGCCCACATTGATCAGTTGTTTAGCCATAGATTATAATTCCTCTGCAGTATTTAGCAGAAGTCTACAGCATTAACCAATTGTATCGGAAGTTAACCGGGGCTAAAACTACTGCCGCAACCGCATGTTGATACGGCTTGGGGATTGTCTATAACAAAGCTACTACCCATGGCAGAATCTTCATAACGTATAGCGGCATTGTGCAGATATTCCCAGCTGGTAACATCTACAAGCACTTTAACATTATCGTAGGTTATGTCAAAATCATCATCAGCTTGCTGTTCATCAAGTGTGAACCCATAAGATAAACCACTACATCCGCCTCCTTGCACAAATACTCTAAGTTTCATTGCAGGGTTGTTTTCTTCAGCTAATATCTCTTGTATTTTTGTTATTGCACTTGGTTCGAGTGTCATTAAATTCTTTCATTACAAACATTCCAATTAATAATTTTCCAAATATCATCAAGATATTTAGATTTATTCCATTGGTATTGCAGCGAATAAGCATGTTCCCATACATCAACAAGTACACAGATATCCGTTCTTACCGCATGATTCCGTATAATTTTTATTTCACCGGTTGTGCTAAGATAGCACCAACCACTGCCCTGTATAGACATTGCTTGCTCTTTAAATGCGATACGGAAATCATCGTAAGTTTTAAACTTGCTTTCGATTAATTCCAATACTGCTCCACGTGGACGATTTGCCCCTTTTGGTGCTTGTAGTTGTGGGAAGAATTTGTTATGTAAAAAGGATCCGGCACGGTTAAAATCTGCATCTCCTTCGCCCGCATTATAGCGTTTAGCATAGGTTTTTGCAAGATGTTCATAATGATACTCTAGGGTATCTGCTGACATCACCGGGTCTAGATCTTTAAGACCATATGGCAAAGGTGTAGTTTCGAGCTTTGCTGGATGTGTGGTTGCTTCTACTATCTGTTGGAAATTATCTAAGGTGTCCATATGAATATTTACCTACGTCGTACAATACGCCCACGGCTTAGATCGTATGGGCTAAATTCTATATCAACTTCGTCACCGGCCAGCACTTTGATGTTGTTTTTTCTCATCTTGCCTGATAGATGACCAAGTACTAATTTTTCCATGTTTTCTACACGAACTCTGAACATGGCGTTTGGGAGTAATTCCTCCACAAACCCTTCTAACAACATAACATCTTCCTTACTCATTAAATATCCGCACGGTTTGTAATGCTCCTTTTGTAATCACTAATGTCGATATTATTACTTATGTCGAGATTGTCTAGATCAAACTTTATACTCTGCAAACGATCAAAGCGAAAACTGCGCCAAGCTTGTTTTTCCACATCAAACACACGCAAACTATGTGTATCAACTGGTGCCGTTTTCTTGCCTTCTACAATAGGCACAACTGGCAATTGGTCGGGTTGTAGTGTGCATTGCATGGTTCGTGCTGTGCCATCAGCTTTGGTAAAATCTACTGTGATTGTTTGGCTAACCAGCAATCCATGCAGCCAGGTACGCATTATTTCACGTTCCGTATCTGGCAATTGTTGATATAAATTGCCCGTTTGATTACTTAGTATGCGCCAAGTTTCTGCTTGTGCGAAATCCATTATCCTCTCCTCATTTTGCTTATATCGATAGCATCTTGTTGACTAAACACAGGAACAGCATTACTCTTGTGAAGTGTGGCAATCCCGATACAGGCTGTGCCTGTGTATATCTTGATAGCGGCAGCAGATGCTGTTCCTGCTCCGGTATCCAGGCTAGGTATGCGTGGATCAGTTGCACCACGATAATTCAAAGGAGGAGGCATCCAGGTTTTCGCTGCCAGGCCCTTGACACGTTTCTTTTCATCAGCCACACCATGTGTGCGTTTAATTTCCGCCCAACGTTCTTTAGAATCTCTAGATTCTCTGGCCACATCTGCATTGCGAAATTTCGCCTTGCCCTTACGTTTACCTGTTGTGCTAAGCCACGGACCCACCATGTGCATTGTCATTATAATTTCTCTTAGATCGTTAATTTAACATACATTATACAATATAATGGTATTTGTTGTCAACTCAGATTATATCAATTTTGCAAATTCGGAAAAGGTTACTTTGAAGTCTTCACCACGTATGATATCTAGATTTTTGGTAATTTCTAAAAACTGATCCCAATATTCAAGTTCCGCCGGTTGTTTCATTACCGAAATTAACTCTTTGAAATCCTCTGCATCTCCAAGTTTTTGTATAACTGCTGCCTTTACATGATCGGGCATGTTTTTAATATACAAATGGTCAGGTTTTATTAATAAATTCCAAAATGGTATTTGTGGTAATATCTTGGTTATCGCATCTTTAAGTTCAGGTAGATGATAAACATTTAATATGCTTACTGTGCTAATTGCATCTATCCAAAATTTTGTATTATGCTGAGTGAAGAACGATTTGGCACTCTGTATATTATCAATTACTTCATCATAGTTCAGCCCATGGCGTTGATAGCTAAATTTATCATCAATGCCATCCAGGGATACTCCTAGTTCTACACATTTAAATTCTTTAACAAATGGCATTTTTTCTGGAATATTTATACTACCATTTGTATTAAAGTATAAGGTTATGTTTTTAGCAAGGTCTAGATCAACTAATCGTTTTAATAATATTTCTACCTTTTTATTGTATGTTGGTTCACCACCAAACAATTCTAATCTAACTAAATTTGCAGATAATTGTATAATTTCATCTAGTTGAATATCATCCCAATTGAGTTCTTTTTGAGAGATGCTGTAATAATTTTTTCCGGTTAGTTCTTGTAGTTTTTTTGCATCAGCAGCCCATCTACTGCTGTCACCAGGATGACAGATACGACATTTAGCATTGCATATATTTCCATTCTTTATCGTCAGAACCAATGGGCCAACTAGATAATTGTTGTTTGCAATACGTTGTTCAATCACAGCAGGAGTTGCAAATTCATAATCACTTGTATGGGCAACAGGATCAAACAATCGTAATCTTAGACTTTTCTTTCCATTTGATTCTTCATTCCAACATCTATAACACATACTGGGTTTTTTATTTTTGAGGAATTCTTCTCGTAATTCTTCTAACTTATTTCCTGTCCATTGCTGGATTATACTAGAGGAGTCACCGGGCCAGGTGGTTCCACCCAAATAAGGACAAGGACTACACGATCCACTTGGATGTGTTGTATGCTGTACAAATGGTGCTATACAGAAATTCTCCGGCAATTTCATACCGGTTGTAGCCCGGTGGTATTTACATCCTGTAATTTTTCCTTAGGAGCACAGATCATGTTTTGATAATCTACAATGTAGAATTCGTAATCTACCACGGTACTCAATGCAGCTTTGATCTTGTCTGTGCCGGTAATAAAGTATTCTACCCACATCCAGGGTCGATGTTGTTTGAAGGTATTGAGCCCACCTTGCAAAGCTGGCACTTCGTATCCCTCCACATCAAGTTTTAGAAAATCCAATCTAGGCAAACACATACTGTCAATGGTGATTACATCCACCAACCTTGATCTCATGTATGCTTGCTCAGTTAGATCAGCATTGGCCAACTGCACTGTTCCAAAGTCCTGCACAACCGAATAATCTATTAGAGGTAATTGTGCTTGACCAATCTCTGCTCCAAGTCCTAGATTATGCAGATATACATGGCTCAGATCATTTAGTGCCAGGCTTCCAGATAGGGCATTGAACAGTTGTCTCTGTGGTTCAAACGAGATAATACGCACATCACTATCTACGACTCTTTGCGCCACAGGTATGGTAAAAAATCCTATGTTGGCACCACCATCAATGATAACAGCATCATTGGGCAACATATCAACAATGGCAAAGATATTGGATAATTCCGATTCTATATGTGTTTTTCCAGTCTTGATTACGGTTTCGGCTTGGAATAAACAAGTCCTGGCCACAATAAATTTTCCATAAATTGAATCTAATACTACAAAATTATCTACATTCTCCATATCTCTCCGGATTATAATTCAATTGTAGCACGATATAGATACTGCTAATCCTGCTGCATTGAAGCAAAAATGTAACCTATTGATTTCATTGAGGTTTTATTTGGATGTGAAAAACTGCCGGGCACTGTAAGTCATTGATTATAAAGAGATTACCTAAACAGCACCAGGGCCATTAACACCGCTTGCACTATAAATCCCACACCAATTGTGACTATATTAAGATTGTCACGCAATACCACGGCTCGACCAAACATCAATACAAGCCCGGCCCACGCAAACAACACCACATCAAGATTGGGGGTGCGATCACTTAGCCCAGTCAGCAGTGCAAACAAGCTGGGAATGGTAGCGCAATGTATCACTATTATTGCTAACCACCCCAGGGTATCTGCTGATATTTTGCTGAGTTTTTCACTGAGAAAACTGCGGGTAAAACTTGTTATATCATTTATTGATTTCATACTCGTTCTCCGTAAAAAATGTGCCTACCAATTTTCTCAATACGAGGTTTACCCCAGTTTGGAGAAACATAATCCGCATGATAAAATAATGCTGATTTAAGCCCGGGTAATCGAAAGCCTTCGAGCAGCACTTTCTTAGCCACCTCAGCACTTTCATCCCATAGCGGTTTATGTATAGCTCTTGTACGATGTGTGTTTTCACAAAACCATGAAAATTGACAAACTACCTTTTCATAAAATACATTCTTTTGATATACTACACCACAGATCGAATCAGCAAACTTTCCAGACTCCACACGATTTATGGTCACCTGTGCAATTCCCACCTTACCTTCAAACGGCTCTTGGGCAGCTTCCCAATAAATGTTACGTGTAAGACAATCAAGTTCTCTTGTTCTAACTTCGGCAGTTGTGTATTTATTTTGCCAGGCGTTATCTACTGTTTTGAGTTTGTTAAGTTTGTTATTGGTCACGGTAAACACAGCAACTATTACCAAGCTGAGTCCCAAGGTATACAGCACAAACTTGGCTACTTTATACCACATACTTTCAAAAATATTAATGTCAATTGCTTGAATCATTATTTCTCCTTTTCAACCAATACGTGGTTGTTTCGCGGTTACCATAATGGCAAAACATTGGCAAACTAGATAGAGCGGTAGGTAAACCCTCGGGCCTCTTTGGCACACTACTCTGTGCAGGATCTAAACACAGTATATTGATACTGACCCTGCGCCGTCTAGTTGTCAACGAAGAGACCTTCCGAGGATCTCTTTCGAACAGCTTGCAAGATCGACTACCCTGCAAACTGCAATGATTACCACATGTGTTATCGATTGGTGTGGATTCCAATTTATTGCAGTGTCCTTGTTATATTACACTACTATTATATAGCATAGTACAAGATAAAGTCAAACATTATGGCAGAATTATCTACAATTTTGGTGCTTTTTTCTTTAAAAGGGCCCATACCTGTTGTTTTTCTAAGATCTCTTTTTCTAGTAGCCGATACTGCTCACCAAGACAACGTAATGATTCCCATTCCTCCTCAAGAGCAGCATTGGGTGTTAACAGATTTAATCTATCCTGTATACCACGAAGTGTTTCATTTAAACTGGCACCATTTATTTTAATGTCTGCATCGGGTCCTTGTAATTTTACCACGTTCGATGTGTTTTCATCAATCCAGCTTGGATTGCTATGCCACTTATGAGTACCACTAATGGCATTATCAATCCACGACGTGGTATTAGCACCTGTAAGAGTCACCGTTGAACCATTAGGCACCGTTTGATTTGGTAGTGTATAAGTTGTTCCGGTAGTTACAGTGGTAAAGCTTTTGCTGATATCCCAGGGATTTTCTTTTGAATTTTCCATGTTCCATTTCCTAAATCTGTCCATTCCATAATATCACCCTCGACCCATCCCATACGTTCACATAACTCATTTCCGAGATCCAACAACAGTTCTTCTGGATGGTCAGGATCTGCTACTACGCTTCTGATACAGGTGAATGGTTCTTTATCGGGATTCATATACGCCTTGTGCATTCAAAACTATCAGTTCCAATACGGAATGTATTTGAGTACCTACAGTCTTGGGAGATCTCTTGCCGCTCTACTTGCACACCGGTAAGATAACCAACATACACACATGATATAATCAATAGGATGGTTGGGGCGATACTCTTGACCCAGGCTGTTGTGGCTTCGATTTCATTTGGTAATAGCATTTATAATTTTCCTTTTCAAGTGTAATGATTTCATTGCATAGTATGCCCAGCAGCTTCGTTCCCAAGAATTTTCACACGATCTTTCAACTCAGAGATCGATTCAATTATGCGATCATAATCATGTTCGGATAAGGCAGTACGATACAAAGTCAATGCTTGGGACAACATTACCGCAGCCACAGCAAGTACCTCATTGGTATCTACCGCATCAAGTGTAACATTCCAATACCGGTCATATAACAAACTCAGATCGTCTGCCATTATTGCCTCCTTATTTTGCTGCGGTTAGAGCTTCTTTTTCTGCGGTGATTTCCTTACGGCGTTCCTTGATAGCTTTGCTCATCTCTTGCAGCGATTTACGAGCACGAGCAGCGGCAGCTTTAACACCCTTGGTGGTAAACTTTTCATTCTCTGCTACATAGTTATCAAATGCGTTTTTTAGTGTTTCGTGGTTTGTCATGTTGTTTCTCCTTTTTTATGACTACTTCTATCCTGTCAGCAATGGCTTGAGCCAATAGCTTGGGATAATTACTTGCATCGCCTTCTATTACACGATATGATCTATCATCTAGCCAATCCATCATACGTGTATCTTTTTCAATATTTGGGTCGGATTCGGCACTTCCGCTTGCCACCATTGCATCGTGTAAGGTGTATTCCAATAACTCCCCCTTACCAAGCAATGGATGACTTATCATGATTTATTATAACGTGTTAACTGCATGATGTCAACAACAATATTGCCTAATGTACAGTTGCATCGTCGGGGATGCCTAGTTGAACCAGGGCTTGTTGGGATAAGTCATCTACATATTTTTTGAAATTGCTATCCAATGTGACTATAGAATTATCAAACTTTGCAGCCTCGGTATCAGACATTCCCATTATACGTATCAATCCACCGAGATGGATTTCTGTATAGCCTAGATCAAACAATGCCAACATGGTATGGGCCATGGCTATTTTTACTTCCAATTCGATGTCGGTATTTTCCATATGATACGAAACATGCTCGGTAGTTTTCTTAACCATGATATACTACTTATTGCTTGTAAAAAGCAAGCCAAATAAAAGTAGGTAACGTAATTAGATGATAAATGGTATCTTGGACAATTACTTATATTAGATTGTAATTAAAAGGATGGATCAAATTCTCTACAAATACTATAAAATTCAGGAAAGTTCTCTGCAAAATTTTCTTTTCGATATTCATCTTTTGCTTTGACCCAAAATTTAAATTCTTCCCAATGCGTTAAGTTTTCGGGATTGGACAGCATGTTAATTAAAAATTGTATTTTTGAAATATCGTTATAAGTTTTTAATTTTTTAATAATTTGTTTCTTTATTATATCTGGTAAGTGTATGATATCATAGTATGCTGGGCCATACACGTTATTTAAAAAATAAGGCAAATCTAAGTCTTCAACTGTATGCAATAATTCCGGCAAATAAAATATATTCAAGCTACTTATAGTGCATATAGCAAAAAATTTAGTTGGAACAGTCCAATTGTAAGATCTGATAGTATTTACATTAGTTAGTAATTCTCTCCAGTTTCCTGGATGTCTATTATATGTATATCTTTCTTCGATGTCATCGATACTAAAATTAAATTCAATTCCCTTAAATTGATTCCAAAGTTGATATTGTTTTTCTGTTGGTGTTACTGTGCCGTTGGTATTATAAAATAAAGTAATGTTTTTATTTTGTCCAGATGCAATAAGTTTTTCGAGTAATGATAGGGTCGGAATATCTAGTAGAGGTTCGCCACCATAAAATTCAATTCTTTTTAAATTTTTTCCTAGATTAAAAATTTGATCAATGCTATCATTTGATAATTTAATAGGTTTTTTTCTTTTTCCAATATAATTATCTAAATTGTATTTCTTTTTGTAATACTCTCCCTCAATTCCATAGGTAGACGAACTTCCAGTAGAGCATATACGACATCTAAGATTACAAGTATTTCCGACCATTATATTAATCTGACTTGGGCCGTTGATATAACCATTTTCTAAAAATGGTATTAGTTCTCCCTTTTTAAATTGTTTATTTGGGTTATTAATTAATAATCGTTTTCTTAAACTTTGGTTGCCGTGGTCTTCTTGTCTCCAACACCTATCACACACTTTGTTTTTTTCATTTTTTAAAAATGATGTTCTAAGGTCATTAAATTCGTTAGAATTCCACATCTTAACAACATTAACTGTTGACTCTTTCCAAGGCCGGCCGCCAATTTCTGGACAAGGACTATATCCGCCACTTGGCCCAAATGTTATTTGAGTAAACGGTGCGATGCAAAAAAATTTGCCGATAGTTGTCATAATGTCTTTATGTTTATTTTGGTTACATAACGCATAATATACTACTTATTGCTTGTAAAAAGCAAGCCAAATAAAAAGCGGCACTCAGCCGCCTTTTATCGTTGCCATCGAGCTTAGGCTTCGGTAGGTGCAACAACCTTGGTGGTCTTGGGAGCAACCTTAACTCCTGCAACCTTGACTTCGCCCTTCTTAGCCACCTTGGTCTTCTCAGCCAACTTAGCGGACACCGCGAAACTCGCATCGCCAGTTACACCCAATACCTGCAGATGCTGCAAAGCTTGCAGTTTAGTCATTGCATGGGGGAGCTCAATCAAGTTGATATCCGTACAGTTGTTCTTTGTAAGGATCTTGATACGAGCCACCAGGTCATTTGCGAAACGGACTTTGGTGTTGCCATTTTGCGTTGCGGTACCAGCTACAGTAAACGTTTTTTCAGTTGCCATGATGTATTACCTTTGTAAAGTTAGAAAAATTAAAATGCTGTTATTTGCAGTACATCAACAGTATAGCAAATTCGGTATTGGTTGTCAACCTTATTTGTTACTTTTGATACACTTGTTTTCCCGAAAGCTGACATTTGGTTATTTTGCCAGCTTCTGAGCTTGTTGCTTGACTTGAGCCACGCCCGAATCAAGCACTTGGGCCATACCACCGAACCCAATTGATGCTACCACTATTCCGATTACCACACCTATGATAAAGTTCATCATCTGTTTTTCATCCATTCTCCAGCTTTGTTTAAATCCTGCCCCATACCGGCCACAGTTCCACCTATTGTGCCACATGCAGAAAGCAAAGCGACCAACATAATTGCAATACAGACTTTCATTTCATCATCTCCTTGATATAATTAATTGTCATAATCGATAGGTTTTAGAGCTCTTTTTGGCCTAGGTGGTTCTGCTATGTTCATTCGACCATCTTCGGGATATGCTATCATTTGCCAAATCGTACCACAACCTGACAGCATTGTGATCATCAGCAGTATAATAATGTTTTTCATACTACCTCCGCAGTAAATTTAACACGGGTGAGTTGGGTATTGCCATCGCGGTGCGCTTTAACTGTGCCGAACACTTTACCACGGGCACCTACCGGAAGTGATTCGCGATACGAAAAAAACATAGATCGATTTTCATCATCGATTGCAGTAACATAGTAGGTGTTATATGTGGCACTGTAGTTTGTTTTCAGCACCTCGATATTTGATGTTACCTTAGTACCTACGTTGCCTAAGTAGTCTCCGGTGGCAGCACGTACACGTTCCTGTACCTGTTCACGTGCCAGACCCTTCTGCCAGCTATTTGGCAAACATGGAATCACAGCCAGTTGATAACGATTAGCACCGGTGTCAAATTCTTCCAATTCGCACACCTGCATCACAGCCTTGTCAAAGTCAGTTGCTTTGTTTTTCAAGGCCCGCACCATGAGATCGCCTTGTATCCATTTACGGCAATTTGCACCCATGACATGATCATGTTCAGTCATCTCTTCCGGAGCGGCCAAGAACTTTGCCATAAGTTCGCGATTAGGTTCTTTGGGTTGCACGGCATCGACGCCTTTTATATATGCTCCATTCACACGCTGCGCCGCACAAGCCGCAGCCCAGACATCAGCAGCCGAATAGCGTTCGCCGGTGGGTTTCTTCACAGCCGGTTGGCTCCGGGCAGTACGGGGTGACATCGTGTAATATGAATACATATCTGCTCCTGTTTGTTCACTATGCAAGTATTATAGCAGTTCGGATATTATTGGTCAACCGAAACTTAATCTGCCCTGCTGCCGGCACTGGCTTTGATACCGGCGTCTTGCAGCACCTTGGCAAAAGCATAGGCACCTTCTTCTTTGATATCCATGCTTTGGGTATTGCTGCCGCCGGGATTCCACACCTGCATGCCGCCACCGTAGCCAATTTTCGCACCGTATTTGGCCTTAAGGATTTTAGCCACTTTGCTATTTCCCGGGCGTACCGTGACCCAAGCGAAACCACAGTAGGCAGGCTCACCGTGTTTAGCACGGAATGCGGCTTCGGCATGCCGAGCTTCGTGGAACGCTACCGCAACCAATTGTTCAGGGGAAAGTTCTTTGTAGTTCATTTCAGGTACTCCTTGTTAGTTAGTATGCAAGTATTATAGCAGTT